GCGCAGCTGTTCGCGTCGGTCGAGTCGGCGATGAACAACCTCGGGTCGACGGAGGGTGCTCGGCGTCGTCTGCGGATCGAGGTCGAGCGGGCGACGGGTGTGCAGCCGGTGGACCCGGCGGTGGCAAGCATCGCTGAGTACCGGAAGCAGCTCGGGGCATGACCGCGGTGGCCTACGGGCCGACATGGGAGCGGGACGGTGCAGGGTCAGTTCGTGCTGCCGGAGCGGACGCTGGGCTGGCATGTNCTNGGNTGGGCGTCGAAGTGGCTGGAGCAGCCGGACGGTCCTGATGCGGGCCGGCCGTGGAAGTTCACGTCGGAGCAGGCCCGGTTCGTCCTGTGGTGGTACGCNCTGGACGACCGCGGACGGTGGCTGTTCCCGTATGGGACGCTCAGGCGGGTGAAGGGCTGGGGCAAGGACCCGACGGGCGCGGTCCTGTCGGCGGTCGAGTTCCTCGGGCCGTGCCGGTTCGCCGGCTGGGACGGCGACGGGGAGCCGCTGGCTGAGCCGCACCCTGCCGCGTGGGTGCAGGTCGCGGCGGTGTCGAAGGAGCAGACGCGGAACACCATGACGCTGTTCCCGCGGCTCCTGTCGAAGGCTTGCCTGACCGAGTACGGAGTGGACCTCGGGAAGGAGATCATCTACAGCCGTGCGGGCGGGCGCATCGAGGCGGTCACGTCGAGTCCGAAGACGCTGGAGGGTGGCCGTCCGACGTTCGCGCTGAAGAACGAGACGCAGCACTGGCTGTCCTCGAATGACGGGCTGGAGATGGCTGCGGTCATCGAGCGGAACGCGGTGAAGTCTCGGGACGGGTCCAGCCGGGCGCTGGCGATCACGAACGCGCACGCACCAGGGCAGGCGTCCGACGCGGAACGGGACTGGGAGGCTTTCCTCGCGCACCGGGACGGCAGGGCGAAGGGCGACCCGATTCTGTACGACTCGCTGGAGGCTCCGCCGGACACGGACCTGCGTGACGAGGAGCAGCTGCGTGCCGGCATCCGNGCTGCTCGTGGCGACTCGTGGTGGCTGGATGAGGACCGGACGTTGCAGGCCGTGTGGGACCCGCGGACGCCGGTGTCGACTTCCCGCCGGTTCTACCTGAACCAAATCGCGGCGTCTGAGGACAGCCTGTTCGCGCCGCACGAGTGGGCTGCTGCGGGGACGTCGGATGCGGCGCTCGCACCGGGCGACGAGGTCACGCTCGGTTTCGACGGGTCGAAGTCGGACGACTCGACGGCGCTGGTGGCTGTGAGGGTCGCCGATCAGGTCGGTTTCCTGCTGGGCGTGTGGGAGAAGCCGGAGGGTCCGGCTGGGAACGGCTGGGAGGTGCCGCGGGAGGCGGTCGACGGGGCGGTCAGGCAGGCGTTCGACCGGTACCAGGTCGCCGCCATGTTCGCGGACGTCCATCCGTGGGAATCTTATGTCGACTCATGGTCGGTCGAGTTTGGCGATCGGCTGGCGGTGAACGCGAGCACGACGTCGGCGGTCGGCTTCGACATGCGGACCCGGACCCGTGATTTCACCGCCGGTGTCGAGAAGCTGGTGAGCACGATTCAGGATGGGGCGACGGTCCATGCGGAACATCCGGTGCTGACGCGCCATGCGTTGAACGCTCGACGNCGNCCNAACCGGTTTGGCGTATCCTTCGGGAAGGANCATCGCGAGTCGGCNCGGAAGGTGGACGCGCTCGCTGCTTTCGTGCTGGCGCGTATGGCGGCAGATAAGGTTAGGGCTGGCAGCGGGTCGAAGCGGCCTTCGTCACGCTGGGTCGGGGTCTAGGAGGCTTCCATGCCGATGTCCGAAGCGCAGGCGGTTGCGGCTGCCGAGCGCATGGAAGATGCAGCGTCGTCGGAGTGGATGCGCCTTCGGGAGTTCTCCGACTACTTCCGTGGTGAGCAGCGTTCTCCGTACACGCCGAAGCGGGTCACCGTCGAGTTTCACGAGCTGACCCGTCGGGCGCGGACGAACCTGCTGCCGAACGTGGTGTCGACGCTGGTCGACCGGCTGTATGTCGACGGGTATCGGGCGGACATCGTCGAGGACGCGCACACGTCTCCGGCGTGGTCGTGGTGGCAGATGAACGGCCTCGACTCGCGCCAGAAGTTCCTGTACGAGATGACGTTCAAGTACGGCTACGCCTACATGATGGTGTGGCCTGCTGCGCCGGGTGAGGGCGGCCCGATGATGCGGCCGAAGTCTCCGCGCACTTGGTACGCGCACTACGACCATCCGGACGACGACTTCCCGCGCATGGCCATCAAGGTGTCCGGTGACGAGGTCGAGCTCCTCGACGAGGAGGGCATCTACCTGATCCGGAAGGGCGAGCGTGGGTCGCGGTCGTGGCAGCTCCTCGGTTTCTCCGCGCACGGCCTCGGTGTGGTGCCGCTGGTCCGGTACATGAACGCTTGGCCGGACGAGGACATGCGGCCGCTCGGTGAGGTGGAGAAGCTCATCGACGTGCAGGACCGGCTGAACCAGTCGGTGTTCGACCTGCTGGTGACGCAGACGTACATGGGCAGCCCGCAGCAGTTCATCGCCGGGATCGTGGCGGATGCGGACGACAAGGTGAAGGCGCTCGCGAAGCGCATCTGGACGTTCGACTCGCCGGCGACGCAGGTCGGGCAGCTGCCGCAGGCGGACCTTCGGATGGGCATCTCCGCGATCGACAACGCGCTGCGGATGTACGGAATCAAGGCGCAGATGCCTCCGAACGTGCTGCTGGGTGAGATGGTGAACATCTCGGCGGACGCGCTGGTCGCGGCGAACGCTGACCTGGAGGCGAAGGTCGCGAACCGTCAGTCGCTGCTGGGCGAGTCGCACGAGCAGGCGTTCCGCCTTGCGGGTGTCGCTGCGATGGACCCGTCTGTAGCTGCGGATCAGGCGTCGCAGGTGGTGTGGCGCAGGACGGACCCGCGGAGTCTGGCGTCGACGGTGGATGCGCTGGGGAAGATGGCGCAGATGCTGAACGTCCCGTCGGACGAGCTGTGGCCGATGATTCCGGGTGTGACGCAGACGGACGTGGAGCGGTGGCGGGAGAAGGCGCTGGACGGGGACCCGTTCGCGCAGCTGGACACGCTGCTGACTCGTCAGCAGCAGAACCTTGCCTGAGACGACCGCAGTCACGCGAGCACTAGCGCGCCAGGAACAGGCGCTCCGGCTTGATGTGATGCGGCAGGTCGCAGGTGTCTGGCGGCTGAACTTTGACGTGGGCGACGTTCGTGCGTCTTCGGCTGTCATAACGCCGCAAGTGACGGACATCGTCAGTCAGGCGCACAGGCAGTCAGTGGCGAACGGTGCCGCTTACTACCAGCGGGTCCGGGGCGCCGCGCAGGTTCCGGGCACCGTCGCGATCGCCCCCGTGACGTTCTCCGGGTCGGCTGTTCAGAACACGATCACTTACACGTCCCGCGTCGCGCTTCTTCGTGCCGTTACTGCTGGAAAGACGCCCGAGCAGGCCGCGCACACGGCGCTAATACGCACTATCGGTGACGCTGCTCGGCTCGCTTCAGACGGGGCACGCGAAACGGTCACTCGGACGGCCCGTGAGGACAACCGCGCACACGGCTGGCAGCGTGTCGCTAGCGGCGACAACCCGTGCGCTTTCTGCGCGATGCTGGAAGGCCGTGGCGGCGTCTACACCGCGGACAGCGTGGACTTTCAGTCGCACACATTCTGCAACTGCGAGGCTGAGCCGGTGTTCTCGCGGGACCGCCGCGACCAGATGAGCGAGAAGGCCATTCGCAACCTCGAGCTGTACGAGCAGGCTGCGCGAGGCACGGACGATCCACTGGCCGCGTTCCGTGCGGCGTATCACGGTCGGGAGCCTCGAAGCGTTGGCCCTTCGCGTCAGATCCGCACCATTGTGGGGCGTCCACCTGGCCCTCCGCCGGCACTGTCGGAGACGGCGCTCGCGGCCCGCATCGAGTCGCACGTCGCATGGGCGCAGTCGCAGGGCTGGTCGGTCACGGTCGACGGGACTCGGGTGGTGCGCGAGATGCAGACGCCGGCGGGTGTCCGCCGGATCGTTGAGCGGGCGGCTGATCACGGCCAGTTCGTGCAGTCTGAGAGTACGCTCGACGGACGTGTTATTACCCGTGCAGCGCAGTTGCGCGGCTGAGGACCCCGGAGGTCACGATGGACGCAGTGGACGAGCAGGTCGAGGAGCAGGTCGAGGAGACGCCGCAGGAGGACGACGGGCTGGACGAGCTCGACGTCGACCGGGCGAAGGCGAAGATTCGCAAGGCAAACAGCGAGGCGAAGAACCTGCGTCAGCGGGTGAAGGAGCTGGAGTCCGCCGAGCAGAAGCTTCGCGAAATCGAGGACTCGGAGAAGTCCGAGCTTCAGCGTCTGCAGGAGCAGCTGCAGGAAGCGCAGGACCGTGCGGGCACCGCGCAGATGGAGGCGCTACGCTTGCAGGTAGCGCACGAGAAGGGGCTCACGCCGTCTCAGGCGCGAAGGCTTTCCGGTAGTTCCCTGGAGGAGCTGGAAGCCGACGCGGATGAGCTGCTGGAGCTGTTCGCACGCCCGTCCCAGGAGGACACGCCGAGAGTGCCGTCACGGCCGAAGCCTCGGCTGACTGATGACACACCTAGCAACGAGGAAACGCGCAGCCCGTCAGACATCGCCTCCGAGGTGATGAAGCGGGTCCGCGGCCTCTAATCCGACTGGAGACAACCATCATGGCACTGGTTACCGCTAAGCAGGTTTCGGAGGTCGCGATCCCGCTCCTCCGCCGCACGCTCGTGCTCCCGATGACCGTCGCCCGCGCCGCGGGTACCGAGTTCTCGGGTGACAACGGCGACACCGTCGTGGTTCGTGTNCCGCAGCCCGGTTCGGCCCGTAAGCAGGNCACCCGCGGTGCGGACATCACCTTCGACGACATCAACGAGGTTGGCGTGGACCTGAAGGTCTTCCACCTCTACCACGCGAAGCTCGTCTCCGACGAGGAGCGCACGCTCGACATCATCAACTTCGCCTCGCAGATCACGGCCGTTCAGGTCGCGGCTGTCGCGGAGGGTGCCGAGGACGAGCTCGCTGGCGAGATGGACGGCGTCACCGCTGACGAGACGGGCATCGACGGAACGTCGGCTGCTGCTGTCAAGGCTGCGATTCTCGACGCTCGTCAGGCCCTGTCGGACGCTGACGTTCCGGCGTCGGACCGTTACATGGCCGTCGGCACGTCCGTCGCTTCCGCCATCCTCAACATTCCGGACTTCACCCGGGTCGACTCCACGGGCGACGACGACGCGCTCCGTAACGCGGTCATCGGCCGTCTGTTCGGATTCACGTTCGTCGAGTCGAACGCGATCGACACCAACAGCGCGGTGGCCTACCACCGCACCGGTTTCGTCATGGCGAACCGTGCGCCGCTCGCCCCGACGGGCGCTGCGGACGCGGCCACCGTCGCCGACTCCGGTCTGGCGCTCCGCCAGGTCTTCCAGTACCAGCCCGACAAGCTGTCGGACGCCTCGGTGCTGTCGACCTTCGCGGGTGCGAAGCTCGTCGACGCGAACCGCGTCTACAAGTTCGAGCTGGCCAGCTGATACGGGTCGCACTACGGTGCGGGGTCGGTGGCTTCGGCTGCCGGCCCCGCTCCCGTTAGGGAGGTCACGTGATCATTCACTGGTACTGGACGGGCGGGCCGATGCCTGCGTGGCAGTGGGACATCGTGCTGGCGTGGCAGCTGCTGCATCCGGACGTCGAGGTGCGCGGCTGGACGGACGAGACGATTCCGACGCTGCGGAACCAGGACCTGTTCGACGACCCGCGCCGGTTCTCGCCATCGTCGCATTTCGGCCAGTACCGGGCGAACCTGCTGCGATACGAACTGCTGCTCGATTACGGCGGCGTGTGGATCGACACCGACCTGGAGCCGCGCCGGCATGTCGGGCCGCTGTTCGAGCAGGGCGCGTTCGCAGCGTGGGAGACGCAGGGGAAGTGGATCAACAACGCTTTTCTAGGGTGCGAGGCGGGGCATCCGGCGATGCAGACGATCGTGGACGGGCTGCGCGAGTCGGTGCTGTCGAAGCGGCATCTGCGGTCGAACCATCAGTCGGGGGCGCGGTACATCACGCCGCTGCTGCGTAATCGTGACGATGTGACGGTCCTCGACCAGCATCTCGTGTACCCGTACCGGTATGACGAGCTGCACAGGGCTGGCGAGGACTTTCCGGATGCGTGGGTGGTGCACCGGTGGGCGAACGCGCAAAGGCGTGCCGGTGTCTGACCGGGCGTACGGCGAGGTACGGCAAGGGTCCGGCAGGGCTGCGGGCAAGTTTCAGGCGGTCGGCGACGGCTTCGGTTACACCCCGTTTCCGGGGACGCTGAACCTGCGGGTGGCGGCGGCGGACAAGCAGCGGATGCTCGACGCCGCCGTGATCGTCGGTCCGAAGGTAGGAAAGAACGACCGGTTTCTCCCGTGCACGGTGGCGGGTGTGGCCGGTCACGTACATTTCGCTGGCGGCCGGAACAGCATCGAGATAGTCGCTCCGGTTCGGCTTCGCGACTACGTGTCCGACGGGGACACGCTGGAGGTCAGGTTCTGATGGTCAGCCTGTCGGTTTCGGTGATGGCGCATCCGGTGCGTCGTCCGCTCGTCGAGGAGCTGCTCGAACAGCTCGGTGACGTTCCGGTGGCGTGGGATCAGCACGCGCAGCCTTCGCCGCTGCCGTACCGCCGGTGGGCGACGGGCAGGCGGGCGTGGCAGATGGCCGACCCGTCGTCGGACTGGCATGTGGTCGTTCAGGACGACGCGCTCGTCTCGAACAACTTCCGCGAGGGCTTCGCTAAGGCGCTCGACCATGTGCCGTTCGGGGCGATCGTGTCGGCGTATCTCGGGACGAAGCGGCCGTCGCAGCGGTACGTGCAGCAGGCCATCGGGCGTGCGGAGCAGGCAGGGTCGTCGTGGGCGACGATGAACGGGCTCAACTGGGGTCCCGCGATCGCGGTCCCGACCGTGTCGATCCCGCAGATGTTGGCGTGGTGCGACGAGAAGGTCGACCTTCCGTACGACACGCGCATTGGCAGGTTCTACCGGGACCAGCTGGGGTGGGAGTGCTGGTACACGTGGCCGTCGCTGGTGGACCACCGGCAGGGGCCGTCGATCTGTGGTCACGGGTCGGTCGGCAGGTTCGCGCACCGGTTCGCTGAGGATGCGCTGGCGGTGGACTGGTCGAAGGTGCCGGCGCAGGAGTCTGGCACGACGCGGGCGTTCCGGAACCGCCAGTCAGGGCGGCTGGTGATTACGAGGGACGCCGCTGTGGCCTCTCAGATGGAGCGTGCGCGCCGCTGGGTGGAGGAGGAGGCTCGGGCCATCCCGCTGCATGTACGGACGCTCAGGTAGCATCTCAGGACGCCGAGGAGGCATCATGGTCACGTACAGGAACATTCGCACCGGCCGTGTGGTCACTGTGGACGCGCCAGCCAGCATCGACCTGATGGATGCGGCGTCGAAGTGGGTCCGGATCGAGCGTGAGACGGCGTTCGAGGACGGGACGACCGATGGCATCTACCATCGCGGCGGCGGCTGGTACGACGTGACCGTGAACGGCGAGACGACGGTCGTGCAGGGCCGGTCGCAGGCTGAGGACCGCTACGGCGAGATGGGTGGCATCTGATGGCTTTCGCAACGCTTCAGCAGCTCGCGGCACGCATCCCTGGCGGAATCCCGTCTGACGAGGAGGCGCGGGCCGGTGCGCTGCTGGTCGACATCTCGTCGATGATCGCGGACCTGGTCGATACNGAGACGGCGGAGGCGTGGGCTATCACTGCGCCGGACGTGGTCGTCGCGGTGACNTGTTCGGCTGCGTACCGGGCGCTCGTGAACCCGCTGCAGCACGCTTCGGTCACTGAGGGAAACTACACGTGGCGTTCGGACCGGACGGACGGTGTGTTCCT